GCGGCTCATCGGGCTATAGCGAATCTTGTGGCTCTCGGCTCAATTCGCGTGATTCTAACGACCAACTTCGACCGTTTGCTTGAAAACGCTCTACGTGACGTCGGCATCGAGCCAACCGTAATCGGATCGGATGACGCCATTCTTGGCGCTACCCCGCTCGTCCATTCTCGCTGCACCATCATCAAACTGCACGGCGACTACATGGATGCACGCATCAAAAACACGCAGGATGAGCTGGAAACCTACTCTCCTCCGATGGATACTCTCGTCGACAGAGTACTCGACGAATATGGCCTGATTATCGCAGGATGGTCTGGCGATTGGGACACAGCACTTCGCGCTGCGATCACCCGTACTCCAAGTCGACGATTTCCATTTTACTGGGCTTCACGTGGTGCGCTATCGCAACTCGGCAGCGACCTCCTGACGCTGCGAGCAGGTAAGCTCATTCCCATCACAGATGCTGACAGTTTTTTCATGCAGTTGACAAACAAGGTCGAAGCCCTTGCGACCATGAATCGATTGCATCCGGAATCGATTGCGCTCCTTGTTGCCGAAGGCAAAAAGCTTTGCCGTGATGATCGATATTCGGCTGAATGGACTGACCTTTTGGCCCACGAAGTTTACCGCTTTTCAGACTGGGTGCGTAGCAACGAATTTTTTCAAGGCGCTCCCGATAACGCCTCGATCAATGATCTTGTTAAAAGGATTGTGGCCAAGTCCGAAGGGTTGCGCAGACTCGTGATGATCGGAGCGAGATGGGGCACCGATGAAGCGTTCCGCACAATGCTCCGCGCGATCGTGGCAATCACATTCCGAGATATGGATGGCTCAGGTTTCACTTGGGTCATATCGCTTCGACTGCTCGGCGCGTCACTATGTTTTCAGTGGGGTGTCGCGGCATCGCTACTAAGGGCAGATGCATATGACCGTGCAGCCCGCCTGATGCATCTGACCATTCCAGCCAAGTTCGAGCAAGGCCTGCCAGCCGTGACACTTCTACCTTTCGCGGCTCTCGACACCGTCGACTGGAAGATTCTTGAGGGGCTGGAAAACCATCACACACCGCATAGCGACTACTTCTCGAAGATTTTTGTGAATGAAGCTAAAGACATCGTCGTAGGGCCAAATGAGGCCGACCCGCTCTGGGACGACAGTGAGTTCCTGATCGCGGCAGAATCTGGTTACCAAAGGCTGCCGGCGATGGAAGATAAGAGTCTCTGGTTCTGGGTTCCGCCTGGGCGCTTCGTATGGCGGCGCGAGGGGAGCACGAGCATAAATCAGCGAATGGACTATTTGCGAGGCCTTTCTTCCACCTCGCCGGAACTCAAAGCTGGCCTTTTCGGCGGGAATTTGGATGGTCTAAACAAGATACTTCCGCATCTCACGGAATTTTTCACAAAGATACGCTCCTATTACTCGTGGTAGCCATTGCGGGCTGGCAGCAGGTACCCGCCTCATTCGCCGCAAAATATGCGGAGATGATGCCTCTCCCTAACGGCGCGCCCAAGCCCCATCCGTAACCGGCCCCTCTACCTGCCCCCCGCCTCGCCCCCGCGCGTGGCGGGGGGCATGGCTTTTGGCCATGAACGGAATGGACGCCACCACCGGAAAGGCCCTCTCGGGCACTGCGCATCTGGCGCAACGGATCGGTGACATTCTGAGCACCCCCATCGGCACCCGGCAAATGCGCTTCGATTATGGCTCGCTCTGGCGCGAGTTGATCGACCAGCCCGCCAATGCCGCCACCGCCCATCTGCTGCGCGCGGCCACGGCCCTCGCGATCCAGACGTGGGAGCGGGAATTCACCGTCACCAGGGTCACGCTCGCGGGCGCTCCGGCCCAGGGCAACCTCGCCGTGATCATCACCGGCAAAGTCGACACCGCAGGCCGCGCCAACAGCCTGCTCACCCTCACCATTCCGCTCCCCTCGTTCTCGCGCTGAAGGATACTGGCCATGCCCCATGGCATCACGCTTACCGAATCGATCTCCGGCACCCGCACCATCAGCACCCGGTCGAGCGCCATCATCGGCCTGATCGGCACCTCCACCGCCATCGCCCCCGAGAATCAGGCCGCCATCGACGCGGCCTTTCCGCTCGATACCCCGGTGCTGTTCACCTCGGCTGCCGTGGCGGCGGGCAAGGCGGGCAGCGGCGGCACACTCAAGGCCGCGCTCACCGCCATCGACGACATCGTCACCCCCACCATCATCGTCGTGCGCGTGGCCGTGAGCGAGGATGCACAGGCACAGGATGCCGCCGTGATCGGCGCGACCGACGGCGCAACCTATACCGGCATGCAGGCCCTGCTGAAGGCCGAGGCCCAGACCGGCTATCGCCCGCGCATCCTGGGTGCGCCGGGGCTGGACAGCGAGGCGGTCACCACCAAGCTGGCCATCCTGGCCAAAAAGCTGCGCGGCTTTGCCTATGCCCGCGCGATCGGCGCGACCAATGCCGAGGCACGGGCCTATCGCGCAGACTTCGGCAGCCGCGAACTGATGCTGATCTGGCCCGACAGCTCGGCCAGCGTGACCGGAGACGCCATCGCCCGCGCCATGGGCCTGCGCGCCTGGCTCGACGAGACGACGGGCTGGCACAAGACGATCAGCAACGTGACCGTGCCGGGCATCACCACCGTCACGCAGGACGTTCACTATGATCTGCTCGACAACGACACCGACGCGGGCCTGCTCAACGACGCCGACATCACCACGATCATCCGCACCACCGCAGGCTATCGCTTCTGGGGCAACCGCACTTGCGCGGGCGACGACCAGACCCAGTTCACCTTCGAGAGCGCCACGCGCACCAGCTATGCCTTGCAGGACGTGATCGCGGCGACGTTCTCGCCGTTCTTCGACCAGCCCATGACCGTGGGCCTGGTCAAGGATCTGCTCGAAACGGTCAACGCGCAGTTCCGCAAATACACCCTGCGAGGCTGGATCATGGGCGCGCAGGCCTTCTTCGATGCCGATGCCAACACCTCGGGCGAACTGGCCGCCGGGCGGCCCAATTTCCGCCTCCAGTTCACCCCCTGCGCGCCGATGGAAAACCCGCAGGTCAATCTGGTGATCACCGACACCTACTACTCGGGCTTTGCCCAGAGCGTGACCGGCTGACCCCGGCCCATCCCCACCAGCATCCCTTCTGAAAGGAACCGGCCATGGGCCTTCCCAGCAAACTCAAAGACATCAACGCCTATGGCGCCAACACCAGCTTTCTGGGCGTGATCGCCGAATTCGAGGAACCCAAGCTGTCGATCGCCACCGACGACTGGCGCGGGGGCGGGATGCCCGGCCCGATCAAGATCGACAAAGGCCTCGAAGCGATGGAGGCCACCCTCACCATGGGCGGCCACACCGCCACGCTGATCCGCACCTTCGGCACGACCGACGTGGCAGGCGTGCCCTTGCGTCTGGTCGGTGCCTATCAGGCCGACGACGGCAGCCCGCCCCAGTCGGTCGAGATCTATCTGGGCGGTCGCTTCACCGAGATCGACCTGGGCAAGTCCAAGGCGGGCGACGATACCGAGCACAAGTACACCCTGCCGCTCTCCTACTACCGCCGTGTTGTCGACGGGGTCGATGAGGTCGAGATCGACATGCTCTCGGGCCTGTTCCGCGTCGGCGGCGTCGATCGCTATGCCGAGATCATGGCCATTCTGACCGGGTGATCCGACTTTTTTCGGCTGCAAGCGACCCCACTTTATTGAAAGCAATACAAAACAGGATAAAAATAACTCGTTTTACAACGAGAGTGGGGTTTTGCAGTGTCAAAATTTTCACAGATGAACTTGCAAAAAATTAAGGATTTAACAAAAAATATTAAACCAATAGACGTACCCGCCACAATAGATCGAACTTTTCGATTTCTAGAAATGTCATTTCTAACAGCCCTAGTAAGTGTATCATACTCAGTTATTAATGAAAAATTTTCACTTGCAATAACAATTGCAATGAGTTTTGCCGCTGGAATTTATTTAGCAAAACCACTTGTTGATTGGATTCCAGAAAAAATTAAAACAAATTATTCGCCATTTAATTTAATACTTATTTCAATTTTTATTGGATTACTAATAACTGCTTCAATAATTCCGCTACAAACACTTGTGAAATCCACGTTCCAAATCGACAAAAAAATGGCAATATCTGATTACGCACGCCTCCAAGGTCGAAAAGCAATGACATCATGCGTGCAGAAGCAAAAATCATTTGAAGAATGCGAGACAGAAGCAAAATTGTCTGAAAAAAATACACTTTCCAGTCATACACCAGAACCTTGATTTCACAGTCCCACGCCCCCAAGGGATACCTCATGGTCGCCCTGCTCCCGTTGTAGACCCACGCTCTACCCGCCCCGGCCCTGTCCCCCGCGCGCGCGAAACGCCACACCCGCCCCATCGCAAATCCATCGCCGGTCCTGTTGCGGGGCGCCGGTCATGGTGACCGGGGGCGGGTTTTCCATGTCCAGCCTGCCCCCGGTCGTTCCTGCCCCGCGTTCAGGAGCCCCGCAGATGGCCGAAGCCTCCCCCGACACCCTCGCCGACACCGTCACCATCTCGCTGGCCGAGCCGATCCGGCGCGGCGAGCAGGTCATCACCGCAATCGATCTGACCAAGCCCAAGGGCCGCGCCTTGCGCGGGCTGGCGCTGCAAGACCTGATGCGCACCGACATCGTCGCCCTGCTCACCCTGATCCCGCGCATTTCCAACCCGCCGCTGACCGCCCCCGAGGTCGACAATCTGGGGGCCGATGATCTGGCCGAGATCGGCGGAGTGGTACGCGGTTTTTTCATGTCATCTTCGGAGCGCAAGATGATGACCGCCATGATCGAGGAATTCGCGCCGAAGACATGATGGCCGATCTGGCCGCCATCTTTCACTGGTCGCTGGCCGAGATCGAGGCGCTCGATCTGGCCGACCTGATCGCCTGGCACGGCCTGGCCCTGGCCCGCTGGAACCGCATGTGGGGCACCCCGGAAAAGGCATCATGAGCACCAACAAGCTGGCCCTGCTGGTCAATTTCATCGGCGTCGACAAGATGTCGGGTGCGCTGCGCAATATCATCGGCCTCAGCCGTCAGGGCGGCACCTCGATCAAGGCGCTCAGCGGCGAGCAGCGCAAATACGAAAACCAGCTCAACGCCACCCGCAAGGCCATCGAAAAAGGCACCGGCAATGTCGAGGAAGCGATCGCCCGCGAACGCGAGCTGGCCCAGTCGCTGGCCGACGTGAACACCCAGCTTGCGCGGCAAAAGCGTCTGGCCGCCGTCAACGCCGATGTCCGCGCCATGGCCCGCCGCAGCGAGGCCCTGCGCACGCGCGGACAGGACAACATGCTGGGCGGGGTGGCGATGGCCGCCCCGCTCGTGCTGGCCGGTAAGGCGGCGATGGATTTCAGCAGCGGCATGGTCGACATCCAGCAAAAGGCCGAGCTGACCAATGCCGAGACCGACCGCATGGCCGCCAGCCTCATGCAGCTCGCCCGCGCCGCCCACCAGTTGCCCGAGGACATGCGCGCGGGCGTCGATCGCCTGTCGGGCTTTGGCATGGACCCGCGCCAGGCCCTCGCGATGATCGGCCCGATCAGCCGCCTGGGCACCGCCTTCAAGGTCGATCTGGCCGATGGCAGCGCGGCGGCCTTTGCCAACTTCAACAACCTCAAGGTGCCGCTGGCCCAGACTACCACCGCGCTCAACATGATGGCGGCGGGCAGCAAGGTCGGCAGCTTCGAGGTGGCCGACATGGCGCGCAATTTCCCCGCGCTCACCGCCCGCCTTCAGGCGCTGGGCGATGTAGGCACGCCCGCCGTCGCCGATCTGACCGCCGCCCTCGAAGTCGCGATGAACACAGCCGGCAGCGCCGACGAGGCCGCCAACAACATCGCCAACCTGCTGGGCAAGATCAATTCGCCCACCGTGATCAACGCTTTCGCCAAGAAGTTCGGGGTCGACCTGCCCGCCGCCATGAAGAAATTTCAGGCCCAGGGCATGACCACGATGGAGGCCTTTGCCACCGCCGCGCAACAGGCGACCGGCGGCGACATGAAGAAGCTGGGCTGGGTGGTCGAGGATCAGCAGGCGCAGATGGGCCTGCTCGCGCTGATGCAGAACATGGACAAGTACCGGCAGATGCGCGGCGCGATCCAGAACCAGAGCGCGGGTACGATCGACGCCGCCTTCGGCCAGCGCGAGGCGCGCGACGCCGCCGTTCGGTGGCAGGATTTCACCGGCCAGCTTCAGCGCATGGCCATCGTGGTGGGCACCCGCCTGTTGCCCCAGTTCCAGCCCTTCCTCGCCACGGTCACCACCATGATGGACCGCGCGGGCCAGTGGGCCGATGCCAACCCCAGACTGGCCAGTTCGCTGGCCTCGCTGGCAGGCGGGATCGTCGTCGCGCGGGTCGGCCTTGGCGCGCTCCAGTTCGCCTTTGGCAGCATCCTTGGCCCGGTCGCCACCTTGTGGGGCTGGTTTGGCCGCGCGCAGGCGCTGGGCCAGACGGCCAGTGTCCTCGCCCGCCTTTCGACCGGCTTTTCCGTTGCCCGCTCCCATGCGCTCACGTTTTGGCGCGTGCTGGCGCCTATCGGGCAATCTATCGGGTCCGGGGCCTTTCTGGGGTTCAAGGCGCTGATCGGTGATCTGGGCCGCATGGGCCTTGGTCTGGCCAATGCGGGAAAAGCCGCAATCATCGCCGGGGCGCGCTTCACCGTTGCGGCGGCGCAAGGGGCGGCCATGGCCGCGCGCTGGGCCGTGGGGCAAGTGGTCGCCTTTGGCGGGGCACTGCTTCAGGCTGGCCGGGCAGCCATGGCCATGGGGTGGAACTTCCTGCGCGCGGGGTTGATGATGCTGGCCAACCCGATGGTTCTGGCCATTGTCGCCATCGGCGCGGCCATCGGCGTGCTGGCCTATCTGGTCTATACGAACTGGGACAGGATCAAGGCCGCGTTCGGTGCCGGGTGGGAATGGGTGAAGTCCACGCTTGCTGCGGCGCCCGCATGGCTCAGCAATATCGGCGGCATGATGATGCAGGGCCTGCTGGCGATGATCGACCCGTTCGGCCTGCGCAATCGCCTGCTGGCCGTGGCGCGCAATGGGATCGAGGCTTTCAAGGCCTTCTTCGGCATCAAAAGCCCCTCGCGCCTGATGATGGAAATGGGCGGCCATGTTGCCAATGGTTTTGCCCTGGGCATCGACGGTCAGGGCCAGAACGCCACACGCGCCGCGCGGCGCATGGCGACCGGGGTGGCCGCTGCCGGGGCGCTGTCGCTGTCGCCCGCGCTGGCCACGCCGGGCACGGCCAACCGGCAGGGTCCATCCGCCCCTGCCCCGATCACCATCCACGTCCACGCCGCGCCGGGCATGGATACCAAGGCCCTCGCACGCGAGGTGCGGCGCGAGCTGGAGGCGGCGCAGGGCGTTCGCCAGCGGTCGCGCTATGATGCGGGGGGCCGGTGATGGCCACCGCGCCCACTCCCTCGCAACTGCTCACGCTGGGCATGTTTGTCTTTGGCATGGACACGCTGGCCTATTCCGATCTGCAACGACGGATCACATGGCGCCACGAGGCCAGCGACCGCTTCGGCGCGCGCCCGGCGGTTCAGTTCATCGGGCCGGGCGACGACGATGTGACCATCGCGGGGGCCTGCATTCCCGAGATCGCGGGCCGCTACAGCGCGCTCGATACCCTCGCCAGCATGGGCGACACGGGCGATGCCTGGGCGCTGATGAACGGGCTGGGCGAAGTCTGGGGCTATTACGTGATCGTCGGTCTCGATCTGACCCACCAGACGGTGATGGCGGGCGG